TGCTTCGTCTGCACATACAGGGGGTGGTCAATATAACACAGATGGTTTCCCTATTATTAGGACTGTAACCAGTAACTTTACCAGTGGAATAATGATATTGACTAGAGTAACTGGAAATCAGTGGGCTTCAACACATAGCACAACCAGAGACGCATCTGGCACTGGTGCATTCGGCGGTGGTCACAAGACACTTACTGGCGAGCTTACGCAACTTCGCCTCACTCGAGCAACATCTGGAAGCTTTAACCAAGGCGAAGTTAGTCTTTCGTATGAGTAGGAAATAGATATGACTATTAGACAAATAAACATTCAAACTAACGTTGAGACTACTATTCCTGATAACCGAGTTGTCAGTGAAGAAGAGGTAGCCAATGGTATTCGTGATGAACGTAATGAGGAACTACGATCAACGGTAGACGTTATAGCTGGGAACGTTTTACGTTGGAATTGTTTGACAACTGAAGAACAAGCCGTGTGGACAACTTATCGTCTAGAACTTTTAGATGTACCACAACAAGCTGGATTCCCCAACACAATAACATGGCCCACTAAACCATCTTAAGGAGCAACCAATGGGATACACACTAGGACTACGAAGTAAGCAGAACTTGTCTGGGGTACATCCCGATATGGTTGCTGTTGTTAAAAGAGCATTAGAGATTAGTGAGAAGGACTTTAGTGTAACTGAGGGTGTTCGTAACATTGAACGTCAGCGTATGCTTAAGAGAACTGGTAAGTCAACTACACTCAAGTCTCGTCACCTGACGGGTCATGCAGTTGATGTTGTCCCTTATCCTGTGTCGTGGGAGTGGGATGAGTTTTATCCTATCGGTGATGCAATGAAGGCTGCTGCAAAGGAACTAGACATTAAGATTGTATGGGGTGGTGATTGGAAGAAGTTCCCTGATGGGCCACACTTTCAGCTAGATTGGAAAGCCTACCCCTGTGACTAGGGGCGAGGAAGACTGCTTTGTAATGGGTAAAAATATATCGGCAACTCTACTGTTTGCCTTAGTGCTTCAAGCGGCAATGATAGTTTGGAGTATTTCTCAAATGAGGGCAGACGTAGATGCTAACTACGCCTCTATAGTTAGAATAAGTGGTGATGTAAAAGCTGTTGAAGCATCGTCTAATATGCAAGCTGTGCAACTAGGCAAGATCGAAGAGAACATAAAGGGAATTAAAGAGTCCCTTGAAAGGATGCTTGAGGTCATGGAGAAAGACTAATGCTAGACCCCATAACGGCTATATCAGCCTGTACTGCTGCCTTCACTATGACTAAGAAATTGGTACAACATGGCAGAGAGATAGAGGACGTTATGGGGCAGCTAGGGGAATGGTTTGGTGCCGCCTCTGATCTTGCTAAAGCTGAACAACAAAGAAAAAACCCTTCTACTGTACAGAAGCTAACATCTGGCGATAGTATAGAAAAAGAAGCCTTCGATATAATAGTACATAAGAAGAAACTGGCGGCTCAACAGAAGGAGCTAATGTTTCTATTGAACATGCGATTTGGTCCTAATACTTGGGAAGAGATGATTAAGTTAAGAAGGCAAATTCGCAAGGAAAGAGAAGAGACTGTCTACAAGGCTATGGAAGCCAAAAAAGAGATGATTAATAACTTAGGCATGTTTGCCTTGTCTGTAGGTATATTGCTTGTTGTCTTTGGTGGTGTATATTTAATTGGTGTAGGTACTGGTACGTGGTAAAAATATTATTGGTGGCCCTCTTAATTTCCACTGTGGGGGTGGCCCTCTTAATTTTCACTGTAGGGGGGGTACAGGCTAAAGAACCTAAGATGGTTACTTGTCACTTGTGGAAGTATATTTCCATTATGGGGGTGCAACAGTGTTGGTATCGTGGTCCTAATGGCTCATCTGCTACATACTTCCCTACACCCTTAATACCCAAGTATGAATACGGATCCGCTTTCAGACAATGCCCAAAGAGTTTTGAGTGTGTCTATAAGTTTAAGAAACGCAGACCATCAGCTAAAGAAATACTGGATGGATTAAAGGAGGATTTTGAATGACTGTAGCAATGGAAAGAGTACTTGCTTGGAAGATACTTCCTAGGATTATGATGTTAGCTATGACCTACATGTATATGGAAGTGTTGTTCTGGTTTATGAATTTACCACCTGATGCCATGACTTCACAGGCCACTGCACTAACTGCAACTGTAACAGGCGCAATCACGGGAGCATTCTCCGTATGGTTGTCACATGAGAAGTGATAGCCCTATACACAAAGAAGTAAACAGATTTATGTGGATTGTTAAGGGACAACTAGCCCCGGATGGGTACAGTGAACAAGACTACATAGATGTACACGACAGCTACTTTAAGAGGCTCTGGGGCAATCATGAGAACTGTGTACACGAAGAGGGCTTTGAAGAGGCATACAAGGAGAAGTATCAATGATAGGGGCGATAATTAACAGTCTGTCAGGCTTGGCTACCAGCATTATAGATGGTAAAACACAGATCAAGCTAACGGAGGCAGAGATTAAAAAGAAGCAATTAACTGGGGAGATTGATTGGGACTTAGCAGCTATAAAAGCTACAGAGAACTCTTGGAAAGATGAATGGATTACACTTCTATTCTCGGTGCCACTTGTCCTTGCGTTCATGCCTTTTGCTTGGGCAGAAGACTTGGTAGCTAATGGTTTTGCAGCCCTTGAAGCAATGCCTCAGTGGTATCAAATTTCCCTTGGTGGGATCGTTAGTGCCAGTATAGGTTTACGGTCAATAAGTAAGTTCTTTGGTAATAAATAAACATAAGTGTATATACATAAAGTAAAGCCCCTGCGTCCACTCAAGGATACAGGGGCTTTTTTTATGGTTTGTTGTGTTCTTCTTCTAGGTGCCTAAACAGAGCATACATAGGAACCTTCATCTTAAAGTCTATTTCCTTCTGTAGTCTGTCCACTTTTCCCGTTAACCACAGTATCAACAATGTCTGTACGACCAACACTATAGACGATAGATCAGGTATCTCCATGTTCTTCTACCACCTTGATTAACCTAGACCCATACCATTCAGCTTTCTTTAGGTCTTCTATGCCATTCTTATATCGCCACCTATGCAGGTACTTAGCTATATTCCCACGTAGGTATCCTATATACTCTTCCTTGGTTAAGAAGTCTTCTATATAGTCGATACACTCTATGACACCAGTACCGTAGTGAGGTGGACTGTTGACCATGTCCTCTTCGCAAAGCATACTAGCCACACTATCACCATAGTCTAATTCTTTCCACTTAGCCATTATCACCTCTTATAAGTTTAGCCTGTTCTCTTATCTGGTGTTGTTGTCGCTCTAATTCAAGGTACTGTTTGTCTAAATCAGATAACTTTTCTGACTTAGGTTTAAGATCAACAACATCCCCCATTACAAGTCTCCTTTTTCTTTCATATTAAATGGCAGACCTACGCATTGACTTAAGAACCTTGCGTCAGGCTCAGGCTTAGTGTCAAGTAAGTACTGCATGTTAAGTTCCCTTACGGCTTGGCACTTTTCCTCTGTAGTAAAGGTCATGTTAGGTGCGCGTACAGAGAAGGCTGGCTCCCCGTCTTTCATCAACATAAGTACTACCATATATACATAGATCATTTTAACTCTCCATTTAAGTATTATCCAATATCTACCATTTCACATACATCCCCAGTACATGCCATTGTCTGCATACCTGATGTATTATCCTCTTTCTCATAATCAGCTAGTTTATCCCAATCAATGTTGTTAGGCATCTGATCAAGTAGTATATGATAGTCTGTAGCTACACACTCCTGATAAGGTGCCTGTTGATATGTATGCTCATTAAAAGGTAAGAACGACACACCTGACATTTCATCAAAGTGCTTATACACAAAGGCACCTACTTCAAACCATTCATCAGCCTTCACGTTAATAGTTACACTAGGCTTATGCTCACACCAGTGACGTTGATACATCAGCCACATCTCTAACTGTTCTAGTGCAGTCATGTCAGCAGTATGTACAGCACCCATAGGAGACTGCATAGGAAAGCTAAACACTGTCGTAGCATCAGGCTTCATTACGTCAGGCTCATTAGGGATACCCTGATCAATCATGAACTGTGTCAATGGGTCTTTATTATCTCCACGCACAGTACGGATATAATAGGGAGAGTGACGAGCATGAATGCCAGAAGCTGAGTCAACCAATTGGGAAACTGTTCCACTGGGCTTGACACAAGTAATAGCAGTGCTATGAGGGATACCAAGACGGTCAGCCCACTCAGCGTTAGTAGAAATAGCCACATTTTTTAGGTACTCCAATGTACTAGCCAAGCCTTGATTAGATAAGGTCAGCAATGGGTTATCCATTATCCCTGTGAGTGACACACCAAGCAAACGTTCTGCTGATGTATTTGTGTTCCACACTTTTCGCAGGTATGG